TTTCTCCTCGGGTGCCCGCCGTCAGGCGAACCCCATCAATCCGCCGGCATTGGCGGAGATTACGAAGCGGCCGTTGCGAAGCGAATCAGCTTGACCGCCTCGAAGTTGATAACGTCGCCGCCCACGCGCTTGGTGGTGTAGAACCCGACATAGGGCTTGTTGGTGAACGGATCGCGCAGCACCCGGATTCCGGTGCGGTCCACGATCTTGTAGGCCCGTGCGAAGTTGCCGAAGGCGACGCTAAGGCTGTTGGCTGCGATGGCCGGCATGTCCTCGGCCCGGACAATCGGGAAGCCCAGCAGGGTCATGGCGTTGAAGTTCTGGAAGTCCATCTGCCACATGTAGTTCCCCTGGCCGTCCTTGAGCTTGCGGGCCTCAGCCTCGGTCGTCCGGTTCATCAGCCATTGAGCGCCCTGGACATACGGGGCCTTGAGTGAGTAGACCGTCGTGATGAGGGCATCCCCGGATGTGCCCGGCGAGCCGGTCGTCAGGAAGGCCCCGGCCGCTCCGGAGGGGATGCGCTCGATGACGTTCCAGGTGGTGGACGATGGTACGCCGTGGCCGTAGGTCAGCAGGCCGCGCGGCTGACCTACGCCGGTGCCCGTCAGGAAGGCCGCGTTTTCGGTGAAGATCAAGATCTCGGCAATCTCGGCGGTCAGCCATCCCTCGATGTCGAAGTTGGAATCGTCCAGCATTTTCTGGGTAGTCTCGGGATAGGCATACTGCTCGTGAACCGGGATGCGCCAGCCGCCGATTGTCGGCTCTGTCGTAGCCGTCCGGGCTGCGGTTTCGCTGACCCATCCGCCGGAGGCGGCCTGGGTGAGGCGGTTGATGCCTTCCAGGGCGTCGGTGCCGATGGCCTGGACCGAGCAGATGGCCCGCATGGGCGATGTTTCGTACATCAGGTTGACAATCTCACCCGAAGTGTCCGGCGTGACGTAATAACCGCCGCCGGGATCCGAGCCGACTTCAAGGGCGTTCTGATAGCCCTTCTGGCCCTTGCGGAGGTAGCCCACAAACGCCTTGCGGTAGGCCTGGTAGGCCTGAAGGTCCGGCTGGACATCCTCGATGGCGATGCCAGTCACCATTGAGTAGAACTTCCTGGCATCCTCAAGGGCCGCGTCTCCGGTTCCACCCAGGCCGCCGCGCTGAACGAGCTTAGAAGCCTCGACCGCCGTGGCCGTGGCATCCTCGACCTGATCCTGGAGGCCGCTGATCTCTTCGTTGAGCTTGTCGACTCGCTCGGCCAGGAGCGGGTCCGCATGTCCCCGGGCCTCGACCTGGGCGATGCGCTCGTCGTTGGCCGTTTTGAATTCCGCGAAGGCCTTTTTGAGCTCTTCCAGAACCTTTCTTGTCTCTTCGTCCATCGGTCTTTCTCCATAAAAAAAGCCCGCAAGCGGGAGTAATTCCCACTTGCGGGCTTCGGTGTTTCCGATTGTCCCTGCGGCCTCAAGGCCGCTCCGAGTTATCGCTTATACGACTGCTTCACATTCACATTGGCAATCCCGCCCTTGAATATGTTGAGCTCGATAGTGCCCACGAAATCGGAAGGGATCATGCCCGTGATCGCCTTGACGATTTTGTCGAGCCATTCCGGCCAGGCCAATCCTTTCCCCTTTAGGCCGCCTTCGGCCTGATGATGGACACCAACTCTCTAATCTCTTCCGCTTCACTTCTAGCCTGGGCGCTGGTCGCCTCGCGCGGGCGCCCCACGGCCTTGACGCCGTCGGCAATGATGGCCTTGGCGTCGTTGCGGCTGAAACCTGCCTCGCGCAGGACAGCCTCGATTCCCGCCGAATCGGGAGTGCGGACCTCGCGTCGCGCCTTCCTCAGCTCCGGCGGTGAATTCTCGAACATTTTTAGGTTCCACTTCGCAGCCGGGGCCTCTTCCTCGGCGATCTGAGGCTCGACAACCTGGTCGACGAACCCCTGATCCAGTGCCTCCTCGGCGGTCAGCCAGGTTTCCTCGGCCATCATGTCCTTGAGCTCGTCGGCCTCCATGCCGGTCTTGCGGGCATAGATGCCGATGATCTGGTCGGAAATCTTGTCGAGAATGTCCGCCTCTTTCCGGTGATCCCGCGCATTGCCGAGTGTGAATGACCACGGGTCGTGGATCATGAGCAAAGCGTTGTCGGCCATGAATACCTCGTCGCCGGCCAGGGCGATGTAGGAGGCCGCGCTGGCGGCCAGGCCGTCGATCCAGGTTTCGGTGCGGGCGGGGTGCCGGGCGATGGCGTTGTGGATGGCCATGCCGTCAAACACATCGCCGCCCGGGCTGTTGATGCGGATGCGCAGGAGCTCCACGTCCAGGGCGGCAATCTCGCGGCTGAAGGTCTCGGCGTCGATCCCCCACATTCCGATGATGTCGTACAGAAACACTTCGGCGATGCCGACCTGGTCCTGGACAGATATGCGCGGCGTCTTAGCCCGCCGGCTGAACAGGCAACGGGTCGCCTTGATTCTATCCTTGTCCATTCAATACTCCTTCCGCGTGCTCCTGTAAGGCGATGGTAAAGGGCCCATCACCTGCGGGGTTATTACCAGCCGGATTATCGGGCGGGGTCTCGCCGACAACGTTTTCATTCATGGGCACCAGGAACTCGTCCAGGCCCTCCATCGCGTCCAGATCCTCCCAGGCGCGGACCTCGTTCCGGTTGAAATAACCGTCCAGGATGCCGCCGTGATAGAAGGCCTGGCGATCCGTTGAGTTCCCGCGCAGGAGCGACCTCAAATTTAACTTGACAAACAGTTCCTCAGCCCGGTCGGCCGGGGTCATGAGCTGGTTTCGGATGGCCTTTTCAAGCCGGATGATCCAGGGCATCAGGCTGTAATCGACGAATTGGCGCGCGATGGACTCGATGGATGAGAAGTTGGCCTTCTCTAAGTCCCCGACCATGTGCAGGGCGACGCGCAGGATGGCCGCGACCACCCCCCGTTGGAGCTTGCGGCTTTCAAGTAATTGGGCCGCCTCGGAGGTCATGGCGTTGTCCTGCCACTCGATCCCGTTCCAGAGCAGAAAAACCTCGTTGGTGTTGTCGCCTGATGTCTGCTCGGCGAAATCCTTGAGGATGTTGTCGCGGGCCTTTTGGTTGGGCAGGCCGGGATGTTTAAGGAACCCTTTCGGGACGCCGCTGTTTCCGAACAGGGTGGCGGCGTAGCGGTCCTGGGCCAAGCCGAGGGCGATGGCCTCCCGGTATTCGTGGACCATGTTGACGCCGGTGAAGCCGTCGTTTGACGGGCCCCGGAAATGGAACACATCGGCGGCGGTAAACTCCTTCTCGACGCCCTGCTCGGTGCGCACCTTGTAGATGATAGAGAAGTCCGGCCGCTGCTCCACGGTGACCCGGCCGCCCTGGAGGGGAATTAGCTCAACCAGCCGTCCCCTCAACCGGACCTTCAATGCGAAGGCGTTGCCCACCGAAACCACCTGCCGCAGGACCCACTCCCAGAAATCCTGGCCGGTCTGCCAGTCGTTGGGGCGTTCCAGTAGGCCTACTAGGGGATGGTCGCTGACCTCCTCGCGGCCCGGACGGCCGTTTTCCTGGGTCTTGCGGTAAAGGTGCATGGGGAGCTGAGATACTGTTTCGGAGATAACGCGGACGGAGGTGCCGAAGGGAGCGTATCGCATGGCCATGGCGGGGGAAACGTCGATGCCCGTCCAGGAGGACTGAGCACCGTAGACCCGCAGGAACTCGGCTAAGCCGGCGGCGGAGGTTATTTCAGCACGGAATACATGGCGAATCGCCTGTCCGATGCGCGAAACCAGGCCACTCTTGCCGTATCTTGACACTCATGAGCCCTCCCGATCTCCTCAAATCTTAGGGGCGGGAGAGTTTCATGTCAAGAAACTATTGTGGATTGTGAGGAAACATCGGGCAAATCCGGCTTGACACAACACGCCGGAGAGCTTTTCCTTCGGCCATACGGCCCCATGCCTTGCCCTGCCGCGCCTGGCCAGGCCAGGCCTTGCCCTGCCGCGCCTCGCCATGCCGCGCCGTGCCGCGCCTGGCCGCGCCCTTCTGGTTCCAGATCTTACGTCATGGGTTCTCCCTTCATTAAGACAGCCTCACCCGCGCCAATCCCTCGCCCTCATAGATATCGGGACCGCCGCCCCCCTCCATCTGCGATCTGTTCATGGCCATGAGATGGGCGACCACCGGGTCGATCTTCTGCTCGCGGGTCTCCTTGCGCGGATAGACGTTGTCCTTGTTATCCTCCTTGGCCACGACGTTGGACACCGCCCAGGTCATGACCGGATCGCCGTCGTGGACGATCCTCCTGGATGCGATCAGGCCTTCCAGCACGCGCATGGGCTGTGAGAAGTTGAGCACCGTCGGGCGGACATCGACCACGGGCATCCCCTCATCCTGTAGCTCCGTCATGAGCATGGTCGCCTGATACGGGTCATAGGCCAGGCGCTGGATCTGGTAATTGAGCGACAGATCCAGGACCTCGTCCTTGATCTCATTGAAGTCGATGGTGTCCCCGTCGGTGACGTTGAGCCATTTTTCGACGGCCCAGGCCCGGTAGTGCTCGTTCTCCGGCAGCTCAACCGTGGCCTCGGGCAGCCAATACCGGCCGAATCGGGCGTACTCCACCCCCTCCTCGACCAGCTTTTCGGCGGTTTCGCAGTCGCATTCGTCCAGACAGAACAGGATTTCCATGGCCGCGAGGTCGACCTTGGAGGCCAGATCCACCCCCAGCCAGCACGGCTGGCCTCGAAAGTCCTCCAGGCTGAGGCCCGGTCGGGCGCAGTCGCGCCATTTCTCGACGTTGAAAAAGGCCTCCATGGCCGAGACCCACATGTTGAGGTGCTTGGTCTTGTAGGCCGACTGCTTTCTGGGAATCTGCCTGGCCTGTTGTAGCTCACTCTTCAGAATATCGGCGTTGACGGAGACGCCGAAGTTGGGGTTGGCCTTCTTGAGCGCCGCGATTGTATCCCAGCGGTCCTCGGGGTCCACCGTCCAG